ATGAGGTGCATCGCCGCGCCTTCGAGGGTGTGCTTGAGCCGATTTATCACCAGGGTGAGCAGTGCGGTGAGGTGCGCAAGCACTCCGACGTTCTGAGCATGTTCCTGCTCAAGGCGCACCGCCCGGCGAAATACCGCGACAATGCCCGGATGGAGCTAACCGGCGCAGACGGCGGCGCGGTCGAGATAACCGACACGGATCGAGCCGCCAAGATCGCGGCCATCCTGGCGGCGGCGCAGATGCGCAAGGATGTTGCCGACTACGTTTGACGCTGCCCTGCTGGCCTATCTATCGCCGCAAGAGCTAGCGGAGATAGACGAACTAATCACAGCAGACAGAACCCTCTGGCGCCCCCTCCCAGGCCCCCAAGGAGTGGCCTACCTGTCCACCGCGGACATCATTGGTTACGGCGGCGCGGCAGGGGGAGGCAAGACGGATCTAGCGTGTGGTAAGGCGCTCACCCAACACCAGAAAGTCCTGGTATTGCGCCGAGAGGCGACCCAGCTAACCGGCATCATTGACCGCTTCACCGAACTGCTCGGCACGCGGGACGGATACAACGGTGCCGAACGGATATGGCGCCTGCCCGGCAAGCAGATCGAGTTTGGCTCGACGCCCAACCTCGACGATTGGAACAAGTACCAGGGGCGCCCGCACGATCTCCTGGTGTTCGATGAGGCCGCCAACTTCCTGGAGAGCCAGGTGCGCGCGCTCCTCGGCTGGCTGCGTTCGGTCGATGCCCGACAGCGGTGCCAGGCCCTGCTGACGTTCAACCCTCCGACCAGTGCCGAAGGGCGATGGATTGTGGCGTTTTTCGCGCCATGGCTAGATCCAAAGCACCCCAACCCCGCTCAACCCGGCGAGTTGCGCTGGTACGCAATGCTGGACGGCAAGGAGGTCGAGCTATCCGATGGGTCGCCGTTCCGCCATGGTGGTGACTTGGTCACCCCTATGTCGCGCACGTTCATTCCGTCACGGGTCAGCGACAACCCCTACCTAACCGGAACCGGCTACATGGCTACTCTGCAATCCCTGCCGGAGCCACTGCGCTCCCAAATGCTCTATGGCGACTTCCAGGCGGGAGTGCAGGACGACCCCTGGCAGGTTATCCCGACGGCGTGGGTTGAGGCCGCGCAGGCGAGATGGACGCGGCCCGACAAGCTCGCGCCGATGGACTCAATCGGCGTGGACGTAGCACGCGGCGGCAAAGACGAGACTATCCTCGGCCGGCGGCACGGCATGTGGTTCGACATCCCCCTGGCATACCCCGGCAAGGCCACACCTGACGGCCCAGTTGTCGCCGGCTTGACGATGGGCGCCTCGCGCGACCAGGCCGTGATCCACATCGATGTCATCGGCGTGGGGGCCAGTCCATACGACTTCTTGATGGAGGCGCGCCAGCAAGTCGTCGGCGTCAATGTGTCGGAGGCCCCAACGGGCACCGACCGATCCGGCCGGTTGCGCTTCCGCAATCTGCGCAGCGAATTGTGGTGGCGCATGCGGGAGGCGCTCGACCCGGTAAACAACACGGGCATCTGTCTGCCGCCAGATCCGCGACTGCTTGCGGATCTCTGCGCGCCCACTTGGGAACTGGTCGGCAGCCTGGTGTACGTCGCCAGCCGCGAGGATATCGTCAAGCGCATAGGTCGCTCACCCGACTACGGCAGCGCATACATCCTGGCGCTGATGGACACTCCTAAACGCGGGCTCTTCTTTGGCATGGACAAGCGCACACGCGGGATGGACTACGACCCCTACGCCTGACGGTGCGCGTGTCCTGACGCGCTAGGGGTAGGGTTCGCGGCATGACGGATAAGCTTACAGCACTCGCCTCGGCCCTTGATTGGGCGGTTGGCGTTGAGGGGATGCTCGCGCAGCGCCCTCAGATTGCCCTCGCCGCGAAGCACCTTGTGCATGGGGGCCTGTACGCGCGAACGGTGCATATACCGGCGGGAACCATGCTAACCGGGGCCATGCTGAATTCCGACAACATCTGCATCGTGTGCGGGGACATCACTGTCACCTCCGGCGCCGAGGTGGTACGCCTGACCGGATACCACACCATTCCTGCCTGCGCTGGGCAAAAGCGGGTTGGCTTCGCGCATTCCGATACCTGGTGGACAACGCTGGTTGCAACCGACTCAACGGACATAAGCGCCATCGAGGATGCCGCGACCTCCGAATCCGACCGACTCCAGACTCGCCAAGTCGAACTACCCAATCAGGAGGCAGCATGTCTTTTGTCATAACGGCCGTCGCAGCAGTGGCCTACACCATCTATAGCGGCGAGCGGTCGGCCAACGCGCAAGACAAAGCGCAGAGGCTAGCTAATGCCAACGCCCTGAAGCAGGAAGACGCTGCCAGCCAGGCGCTGAACCGCGCCAACCAAAAGAAGCCCGACACCATGGCGATCCTGTCTGCCGCGCAGCAATCCGGCAAGCTCGGCGCGTCCGGCACCATGCTGACAGGCGCGCAGGGCGTTGATCCAAACGCCCTTTCCCTCGGCAAAAATACCCTGTTAGGCGGCTGAAGATGACCGACAGTGTCCCCCGCGACAAACTGCTGACCCGTTGGGGGCAGCTAAAGACCGAACGCGCGACGTGGATTCCCCACTGGAAAGAGCTATCCGATAACCTGCTCCCCCGTTCCGGGCGCTTTTTTGTCCAGGATCGAGATAGGGGGCAACGCCGGCACAACAACATCTACGACAACACGGGCACACGCTCGCTGCGCGTGCTGGCCGCCGGGATGATGAGTGGCATGACATCGCCCGCCAGGCCCTGGTTCCGCCTGGCAACGGCGGACACCTCGCTGATGGACTACCAACCCGTCAAGGTCTGGCTGGCGGACGTGACCGACCTGATGCACATGATTTTCCAGCGGTCGAACACCTATCGCGCGCTGCACTCGATGTATGAAGAACTGGGCGCCTTCGGCACGGCCGCGAGCATCGTTGTGCCGGATTTCGGCAACGTGATCCACCACTACAGTCTGACCGTCGGGGAATACTGCATCGCAACGAACTGGCGCGGTGAAGTGAATACGCTTTACCGCGAATTCCAGAAAACGGTGCACGAATTGGTGGGCGAGTTCGGCATCAACAATGTCTCACACGCAGTCAAAAACATGTACGACCGGGGGACGCTGGATGCATGGGTGACGATCGTGCACGCCATCGAGCCGCGCGAAGACCGCGACCCCTCCCTGCGAGATAATCTGAACATGCCGTGGAGGTCGGTCTATTTCGAGCTAGGCGCCAGGCCTGGGCAGTTCCTGCGCGAGTCCGGTTTCAAGGCCTTCCCCGCCCTGGTTCCGAGATGGGCGACATCAGGCGGCGATATTTACGGGAACTCGCCGGGGATGGAAGTGCTGGGGGACGTTAAGCAACTCCAGCATGAGCAGCATCGCAAGGCGCAGGTAATCGACTACCAGACCCGTCCGCCACTGCAAGTCCCGACATCGATGAAAAACCGCGACGTGGAAACCCTCCCCGGCGGCATCACTTATGTGGACTCCGCTGGCGGCAACGGCGGCGGGATCAAGACATCCTTCGAGTCTCACCTCGCACTCGACCACCTCCTGGCGGATATCCAGGACGTGCGCGAGCGCATCAAGTCGGGCTTCTACGCTGACCTCTTCCTGATGCTCGCAAACCAGACGGATGCGCGCATGACGGCGACCGAAGTCGCTGAACGGCATGAGGAGAAACTCCTTATGCTCGGCCCCGTGCTGGAGCGCCTACAGAACGAACTGCTTGATCCCCTGATCGAGATGACCTTCACCGCAATCCTGGATGCCGGGATCGCGCCACCGCCCCCGCCTGAACTACAGGGCCATGACCTGAATGTGGAGTTAGTCAGCATGCTCGCGCAGGCGCAGCGTGCTATCGGCACCAACAGCATCGACCGATTTGTCGGCAACCTGGGCGCGGTGGCGCAGTTCAAGCCAGAGGTGCTTGACAAGTTTGACGCCGATCAGTGGGTTGACGCCTATTCGGACGCCCTCGGCATGAATCCGAAGGTCATCGTGTCCGACGAGCGCGTTGCCGAAATCCGCCGGCAGAGAGCCGAAGCGCAGCAGGCCGCGCAGCAAGCTGCGCTGATGAACCAGAACGCGGACACCGCGCAGAAGCTGGGCAGCGTAGACACCACCAAGCAGAGCGCCCTCACCGACATTACCCACGCATTCAGCGGCTACAGTTAGCCACAAGGAACCTACACCATGCTCACCGCACCGACCCCCTTCATCAACGACCGCA